ACCATGGCCAGCCCGTTCCGTCGAGTGATGTAGCCGCTTGGTATTGTTGCACGCGTTTGCCCGTGTTCGAGTAACCGATTTCCTTCGTGCCGATTTCCTCGGTTGCCACCTCCCTGATTTGTTCGCTGAGCGTTTTCATGGTATTTTTTTGTTATGTGAAACCATTGGTATTGCGATGTTTTCTTGATGTTGACGAAACGGATTTCGTTGACATGCTCATAATGATTTTGAATGCACGCTCTTATCCTTCTTCCAGAAGTCCTCCCCGAAGCTCATAACCGCTTGGTAGTATGGCTCCGACAACGGGAAACGGTCTTTGCGCATGATCGAACGGAAAATGCTGTTGACTTGGCAGAACGTGAGGCGGAAATGTTTGGTCGCTGAGAACTGAAACAGAACGTCATGGACTAGCGATGCGTGGACGTTGCTAGCTGTGTCGGGCGTGCCGATCCAGATTCCTAGAACTTTGCGTTTGGGACTGCACCCGTTCCAAGCGTAGTCAGGTGAGATGTATAAAATGCCTTCCTCGATCGTCGCCCAGACTCGCCCAGATCGGTCGCAGAATGCGGCGTTGCGGTGAAAAAACGCAAGAGGCGTGGCGATGATCCTGCGCGTGACAAAGCGATAGACCTTGCTGTCAGTCGTGCGAGCGTAGTCTGTGCCTAGATGTATCATTTTTTGTTCACCGCCTCGGTGAGTTTGTCGAGAGCGGTTGAGAGTTTCTCACGCGATTGAGCCGACATTGCTGCTGCTTCTACTTCTCGGTCGTGCATCGCATCCAGCCGCTTCTGCCTCTCGTCACGCTCTGCCCTGAGTGCGCGGACTGCCAAGACCAGAAAGACCAAGCAAAGCCCCGTTCCGCCTCGTTCTAGCCACACGTCGAGTCTGTCCGGCATCACCTGAGCAAGCGAGATGCCGCCAAATTGTGAGGCGATGGCAGCGAGGGAAAAGCCCATAATTTTAGCTTCAAGTTCGATCATAATGTGGAGAGTTAATCATGCTGCATTGACCTTTGGTTGTTAATGAAAAATCGTCTAGCTGATGCGGTAGTCCCGTTGGCTGCGGACATGATCAATGCTGCATTACTTGCTGCGCTTGTGGTAGATGGCGCGCCTGATCCCGTTACTGTCGTGCTGTTTACGGTAGCCGTCCATGTGCCGTCACCGTTTGACTGAATCATGCAGTCATACACAAGCCATGCCGACATAGTTACTCCCGTTGTGGTCGTTGTCACCGCGCTGCCGTTTGATACCTGCACAAAAATTACTCCATTTACGACTTTGAACCCGATTGCTGTGTTTGCCGATTGCAAATCTTGAACGGTTGTCAGCGTGTAGGGCAATCCGAGATAAATGCGAAAAATCGTATCTGCACCTGAAAAAGCATCCGAACTGATGCGGACAAAGTGCATTGTTTTTTTAGACCAATCAACTGCTTGACGATTGCCTGAGTATTTTTGCCAAGCCCTGAAATCGTTTGCATCCGAGCGTAGTAAAGCACTTGATCCTGCTGTTGCCAGCGTGTTGAGCTGCATCACGTTCGTTGCGGTTGATGACGTGCCTGTTCCTACGTTTGTCGCGCTGTAATCTGCTGTTGATTTCGACCACTCGTAAACCGATGATAGTAAGTCGGTATTGCTGACTAACCCCAAAGCCGTGCGATGCGCTGCCGCTGCCCCTGTGCCGTAGGTGTAGCTTGTGGAGTTAAACGTGGTCGTTCCTGCAATCGTTCCGTCCGTGAGCTTGTCGGGAACTCCCGTGGTGCTTGCCGTTACGGCAAAAGTCCCGCTTGCTGCTGGGTATTTGTAAACCCATGCGCCGCTAAATGTAAGATTTTCCGTTGTAATTATAAACTCACGCTCACCGTATAAAAATGTGTCAGAATACCACTGTAAGTGACTTGTGTTAGAGAAAATATCATAAAGACCTATTACGCTGTCACCATCGCCAACTGTAAGAGATGATCCAAAGCTTGCATTTACGCCAAAAGAATTTGTTACAGTTAGACTTCCTTGTGAGTCTGTTTTTAATACTTTCTCTTTGTTCGCGTTGCCGTCACTTGTTGCGTCTGTGATGTCTGCGCTTGCGATTGCGCCTGTCGTCGAAGCAACTAGCGCAAGATTGCCTGATGCGTTAGGAAACGCAATGCTTCTCGCATCGGTAGCCGCTTGACCGCTGAGTATTACAACCCCACCTGAGTTCGTGCTTGCTAAAGAGATAGAGCCGTTGGGGAAAATTTCCAATGATGCTACGTCTAAATTTGCCGTGCCGTCCGATGTCGTTGCGCTTGTTACAGCATTAACCGCCGCTGCGATTGATCCAAAAAGTATCGAATGGTTGTTTGTAAATGCTGCCCCTGCCGATGATACCAAGGTGACTGGAAAAGTATAATAAGCCGTCGATGTGTTGGCGTCCGTTACCGTTGGCGTGCCGGTGATTTCCCAAACTTGATTTTGCGATGAATCGTCTCGATTTTGAATGAAGATTTTTTGACCTTGTGCAAAGAACGAAAGCAAAAGCTCGATATCGGTTCCATCATCATCAAGGTGCGAAACGAGAATTTCCGTTGCGCTAAGCTGTGTGGCGTTGTTCCAGAGCAAGTGACCGTTGGTCGGATAGCCGCTCGTCGCATTGGTCTTGGCTCTGTATCGCCATGCCGTCGATGATCCACCGCTAGCACCTGCTGCGCCTGTGTCGCCCCTTGGGATTGTGAAATTGAATACCGCCGCTGATGTCGTGCCGCTGTTGGTAACGCTTGCATTTGTCCCAGCTGCGCCTGTGGTTGTTGTGCCGACTGCTACGGTTGCTGCATTGCCAGTTGGAGCAATGACTTTGATGACAACGGTTTCATCAGCTTCGGTTTCGATTGTGACGTTCTCCTCAATCGTAGTGACTTCTAAAATTACTTCTTCTGACATGTCTTAATCTCTGGTTGTGTTTATGATTACCGTCATCCCACCTTCGAAATATGTCCTGCGAGTAGGGACTCCATCCTTTACCATTGTCACCCTGACTGAATAGACGTAGTAACTTGGTTCAAGATTAAATTGTTCAATTCTGTCTATGCGAAATTGTCGGGTTGCAGGATTGAGAATAGTTATCCCGCTTCCCGATTTTAGCTCCAATTCTTTATCGCATGAGTTCGCGCTGCCTTTTCTGAAATCCATTTCAACATACGTCAAGTCTCCGTAGTCTTCTGTTTCACTGAGATCAACGCGAAAAGTCTTAGCCTTGAACGTGTCGCCCTGCTTTATATTTTGGAAGTTGTATATTGCGGTCGTGATAGCCATGTTCTTTGCGCTTTTGTGTAGTTGATACGCCTTGTGTCAACATAATTTTTATCATGTCAATTTATTTGTTGCATTAGCCGCTAACGACTGCACCAACAGCACCTGGAGCCGCTTCTGTTCCTGGGACGTTGCCGCCGTAATCAACTGCGCTAACAAGTATTCCATCTTCAAAAGTTACAGCATAAACAAGATCGCCGTTTCCGAGCATTGCGGAGATAGTTCCCCACCATCCAGTTGCATCAATTTTTGTAAGGTCGGTAACTAGCCCATCCTTCACTGTGATTGATACTTTATGAGCATCGGAAACTTCTTCGTCATATGAATTTCCGCGCACCAATATTGCACCGTCTTGATTGCTTACATGCACCTCAGCATCGGTGCCAAGGTCAACTATTCGACGAAATCTGATACTATCCGCTGGTGGAGTTCCGACCTCATCGTCTTTGATGACTGGTTCACCTTCTCCGTCAAGTTGCAAAAGAGTTCGTAATTGCACCTTGTCACTAGCGTCATCGTAAGTTTTCCCGATGCGGTAAATTGTGCCAGCTTCCTCAACTTCCAGATTCTCCATGCCGACCCGCTCATCGTAGTGATCAACGTTGTCGCCCGCGCCGTAAAGTTTAAGCTTTGGCTTACTGTCCACAATTTCAAATACAGCAATCTTGTAATTATGCGTTCCAGCGTTGCCGCCAAAATCGAAAACCTCGGGGCGGAAATGCTCGCCTTCTAGTTCATCCTCGGCAACTAAAACAACTGGTTCTTCTTCGATAGTGCCATCCTCTTGCACTTGCACTTGCACATAAATCGCCTGCCCGTCTGTAATGTCGTGATAAATCGGGTTGTCGTCATCATCGACTAAGCCTGTCGGAAAATGATAAATCAAAGCTTGCCCATCGGGGATTCTGCGTTCAATTACATAGCCTTTAGCCAATGCAATTTCATAAGCTTGCGGGTCATCTTTTTTGCCTCGTAGCTTTGGCATAAATGGCGAATCGGGAGCGCGGTAAAATGATCCTATATGCGTGTCCCGTCCTTGGCGCGATAGCCGTTTCACTTGCGCTGCCAACTGCTGAATGTCTTTAGCTTTGACTCTATCGCCGCGCTTTGGTGCTTGCGGGTTTGTTGGTAAGTTTGTCTTGTTTCCCATATCAATCGTAAAGTATATTGTTATCCTCAGTATCGTCAATCACCGTCCATTTTCGTGTATAAGTAACTGGATTGTCACTGCTTCTAGTTTCGCTTGCTCCTGATAAAATCCAAACTTTGCCGCTTGGTGTCGGTGGAGAGTTCGGTGGAGAATCAATCTTGCCAAGATCGGCAACTTTGGAATTGGATAAACCACCTTGATCGGTTTTTGTCTCGGTGTATTCTGGCACGGGTTCAAGGTATGTTTTCACACCCCTGCGGAAAATCATATCAAACCATTTGATCGGATTTGGATCGGTGATGATTGTAATTTCGTCAGCCGAAAAGTTGTCAATGATTCGAGGGTTTTGAGCCTCTAAGTTTTCGCATCTTGCCGTTTCATTGAAGCACCGAACGATTGCGGCAGCGTCATCAGGTGTTGACAATGACATCTCAATAAACTTTGGATGCTCAACAATGGGACGCTCTGCAATGTCCACAGAATACTCATAAACCGTCTCGCGCTCTGTTTGCCCCTCGGTGCCTTCCTGCCAGCCGACAAAGGAAACAGTAATCGAATCCATGCCTCCAGGTTGCTCTTGGTATTCGTGATCCTCAATAATTAGAGGCGCGAAATAATCCTGCACTTCTGGGTAGATATTAGGTATCGTTACACCTTTTTGGAAATACTCGGCAACGCTTCCATAGTCACCGCGTTTGATTTGGTAACTCTGCGTTGCTGTCCATTTGCCAGTCCCGTCTTTCTTTGCGCGAAAGTTTGGATTGGCGATGATTTGAGTGTTTGCGATTCCGATGATTGTTGCGCTCATGCGTATGTTCCGTTAGTGCGTTCGATGCTTGCTAGGTATCCGTTTGATTTCTGCATCTCATGCAAAAGTTGGGTTGTCGATGTGTCCTTGCTACCTCCGAATGGGTTGCTTACAGACGAAAGAAATGGCAATGATCCTTTTATCGAATCCTTAAATCCTTCACCGAACGCATCGCCAAGTGACTTAATCGCGTTGCGAATTGTGTCCATAAACGCGCTTTCGTTAAAGACCTCTAGAGCTTTGGCAAATTCAGCTTTGAGAACTGCTCCCACTTTTGCAAACTCTCTGAAATTTATCAAATCATCAAGTGTATCAAATAAAGCTTTCATATATTCTCCGTTGCCTCCGAATAATTCGAATCCCGCAAGGTTCAAACTGCGCCATAAGTATTTCAATCGGCTAACCTGATCGGAAAAAGATCCAAGTTTACCAGCTGAGTTTTCAACGTTCTTAGCAAAAGCCGCAACGTCTGCTCCCATCTCGGTAGCCATGACATCAGCATTTTTGAAAAGTCGGATTGCTTGCATTCCCATCTTTGCCCCAAAAATCTTTTCGGTAATGTCACTAAGTTCCCCGATGCTGCCTTGATATTGGGAGAGTGATTGCATTACGGTTTTGAATTGGTCAATTGGCTTCATTTTTGCCAACTCTGCCGCGCTCAATCCAATCTTGAAAAAGGTATCCTGCAGCTCTGTCCCGCCGTGTGTGGCATCATACATGTTGTCAGCAAGTGTCGATAGCATCCGACCTGCGTCAACTTGCGCTCCTGCAAGTTCCAATGCTCGATTTAAACGAATGATTTCTGAAACGGTGCTGCCAGTTTGCAATGCAACATCCTCTGCCGCCCCTGCAAAGTCGGCAAGTTCATTCGTGCCAGTTGCCGCCTTGATGATGATGCTTTCCAGCGTCTGCGCTGCCATCATGCCGCCAACTAATGCCGCGCCTCTCCCCATGGTTCTACCGATTGCGGAAAATCCATTCTTAAGACCAGCAAAACCACGTTTTACTTCCTCGCCGTCAAATCCTACTTTTACTGTTGTGCCGATAGCCATTGCTCTAAGTTCCTTTCGAGTTGTTCTAGTTTGTCGTTGGTTTTCTTATCTTCGACCGTTACCGAGTAGCGCAACGTGTGCCCGTTTTTGATGCTCTCGCAATAAAGTAATTGCAGCACTCTTACAAAATCCATTTCCCATAAAATAACATCTATTGGGATGCCATGCCGCAACGCGAAGTATTCTAGCTGAGCGATTAAGCATGGCGAATCTCCTTTCCCGTTGCCTCGCTTTCCATTTTGGCTATCTCAATAAGCGATATTGCAGAAACAACCTTAGCAATGACATCCTCTAGTTCATCCGCATGATCCATTGCGAAGTCTGACAAGATCAAATCACGTTCGCTTTTATGCTTGCGCGTGTATTCTTTGAACTCATCTTTAGCTAATGACATAGCGAAAACCACTTCAATCATTGAACTTAATTCATCTGGGTCTTCTGATTTTACAAAACAAGAATTTCCAATCAATCTAAGTTTTAATATATGACCAGCCGTTAGGTTTCGCAATGGCTTTCCTGCCAGTGTGATTTCACCCAGCCATGCTCCTGATAGTTTGTTTTCTCTTTCGCTCATATCTTTTAACCGTTAAGTCTGCTTACAAGCTCACGCTTTTGATTCTGCGGCAGCTTCGCGTCGATCATTGCACTTGACTTGCCATTGGTCATGTAAATGCTCTGGACGGCGATTCTGTGCAAATGCAGCAACTCCTTGCGGTTCATCGCAAACGCCAAGCAATAGCTTTCGGCATTGTTCGGGAATTTTGCAATGTGCCGTCCTGCATCCTCAAATGTTGCAACGTGATTTAGCGCGTAAGTATCAATCGCATGAGCAAGCCAATCGTGCGGCGTGTAGCCTTTTTGAGCGGTCTTGACGAATGCAGACAAATGATGCAGCGGATGAGCTGCTGGCAATGTCTCCATGCGCGACCATGCCCGGGACATCGCAATCGAATCGTGTTTGCCATCAATGCTGTGAGACTCAAAATAATAGCGAGAATACACGCTGCCATTTTCATGTGAAATGATCTTGCATGGCACGTCTTGAGCGTTCGGGATTCCGATGCTCATTAGCGAGGTTGCAAGGTTGATGTCACCTGTTCCAAATTTCTCCATTTTCTTTTTGAGTTGTTACGATGATTTGCCCAAAGCAGTGATCGTAAGGTTTGTTCCTGCTGATGTAGCAGTGATAACTAGATCAGCGGTCAACATGCTTCCAGTAATGCCGCTTGTATTCCAGATTTTGCAAGGTAACGTCAAAACCTGAGTGCCGTTCGTTGCCGATGCACTGCCGCTTGTGACGTTGATTTCTAGCGCGTAAATCCGCGCCATAGATGGCAGTGTAACGCCTTCAAAGTCTTTTCCGTCTCCGTCTAATACTTGCACTCCTGAACTGACAACTCCAGCGGTTGTGTCGGCACTTGTTGGCGCGGCTGTAATACCTAAGCCGCTTGGGATTGCTATGTTAAGCGTTCCATCGTTGGCTAGGTAGTTGCCGTTTGCATCTGCTTTTACTGTCAGCACAATATCGGCACCCGAGCTTGTAACAGAGTATTTAGCGGCGATTGCAGCATTTGCGTTTAGCCCCGATGCAAGTGCGCTTGCAACTAGTATGGCGGTGTTCGCTGATGTCGTCAACGGGATTGTTACAGCAAGCGGCGATCCCGTTAAAGTTGATCCCGTTACGGTGACAATGCAATTGCCGCTCGATGTTGCCCCAGCAGCAGCAATTACTGTGGCAGTTTCGACTTGTGCAACTCCTGCGACAAATGCCGCGCTGCCAGTGCATACACCTGTTTGAACGTCTAGCGTTGCCGTGGTGCTGGATGTGGTAAGTCTTGCGCTGATTGCATAGCCAATGTCGGCAGTTGCAAATGATTGCTGCGCGGCAGAAGTTCCGACTGTAACTCTGCCAGTTGTGAGCGATGATGCGGGACTAGCGGTAAAGCTCGTGCCATTGTTTGTTAGTGCTGAGGAAATGATCATAATTTTTTTTATTAGCTTGCTGTCGATACTGCGGATGAATCAATGCTTGGTTTAAATACGCATGTAAGATCGCCCATCTCAAATCCTGTATTGCTGCGCTTCAATGACGCTTGCAAAACGATGACGCTGGCATTTGCTACGGGTGTGATTTTGAGCAGGTCAGTAGTAACCGTCAGCGAGTCCGCTGATGTATTGGCAAGCGTTACCGTGTCAGCAATGCCGACAACTAAGCCTGCGCCTTTTACAGCGACCACGCCGTCAACTGTTACGTCGATTGACTCGTTGTAAATGCTCATGCCAACATCCTGTCCTACATGGTTAGGAGCGTAAGCTACTTCGCTGTTGCCGTTGTAATTGATGTTTGCCGCAAAAAGACCCGTTGAGGATGCTTCTGATGCGATGCCGAATTTTGCCGTTCCAAAAACTGTTGCGCTCATATTTTTATTAGTTAGATTTTGCACCCTGTGAGGGTGAAGGATATTTGTGAAATTGTGGTGTCGTTGTCTGCCGATGTTTCGAGTTCAAAGTCTCTCACATCGAAAATTCTTGTTAGCGTGTTGTCAGCCTCTGACCATGCAAGCAATGCAGTTACATCGCCAAGCAAATCGTAAAATTGATCCTCTAGCTCGTCCTTGTCGGCTAGTGCTGTGCCGCCGTTTACCCTTGGCACCGTGCCAAGTTGTGCCGCAATGCTGAAATCAAAAACACCTCGCAAAACCTCATGCTCTTTACTGCCAGTGATTGTGAGCTTGATTGCGGGAGGCTCGATAACACTTTGATCCCCGTCAATAAAAACATCCAAATCAGCAAGATCACCGATTGCATTATCGGCGATGTAGTTTTTGAGTGATTTGAGAATGAGTGTCGAGGTCACTTGTTTTTTTTCAGTTTGGCAGTTGTCGCTTTGTCATACCATTTGAGAGTGTTAATCAATCCACGTTTCACTACCTGAGTCTTGCGCGATTGCGGTAGAATTTCAGGATTGGCACTATGTTTGACTGTGTTGTGTAATTCTACTTTTGGGGAAAAAACGCTGCGTTTAGTGATTGCGTTTCCAAGTCGGGCAAATTTTTGAGTATGAGTCAAAAAGTTTTTGCCGATGTTGATTTTTTGAGTGCCTATTTGTTTATTTGAAAGCTGTATTCCAGATCCTAGCCATGCGCCTTTTGCCATGCCAGCATTATCACGTTTTTGCTTTAATGCCTCTTGCAAGATTGCCGCTGTAACGGTTTTTCTTTGCTCAATCGGCAGTTTCACAGTTCTACGCCGTCCACGTGTTCTATGTTGCTCAATCCATTCGTAGCACGCTTGCGGTGTCTTGAGCGATGGTCTTGATTCAACCATTCGGCACACGTTCATTGCGTCGAGATAGATTGCTTTATTCTGAATGTCCTTTGTCTTTTTGTTTTTACCGTATGCTTGTGTTACTCCAGCAAGCTCTCTCGCTACTTGCACGCCCCAGCGATACAAAGCTTGCTCTGATGACTCTCCAAACGACTTCCTAGCGAGAGCGAGACTGCGCTCTAGTTGTCGGTTGTCGGTTTTCATAGTTAGCTTCATGCTCGGGTGATGGATTCCAATTTGAGAGTTACAAAAGATCGTCCTGAAACAATGTCTGTTAATCGAAAGCTGCGACTGCGAGATGATACCGATGATCCGATATAACTCTTGATCGCGGCCGTGTAAGCCGTTGTAAACTCGGTCGTTTCAACGACTGCTTGAAAACTAGCAATCGGTGAAAAGCCCGTATCTTCGTAGCTTTGAGAGTCGGCAATTTCATTCAATACCGCGCTAACAGATGCGCCACCGTTAATGGTGATGGTTTCCCCGCCAATCGTGGTGCGAGCGGATAGGAAAGCTTTTTTTGCAAATTCTGTTAGCGCGGACATTTTGAAAAACCACCCCGCCATTTCCGACGGGATGGATGCTATGAATTACTACCGAAAAGATTAACCAAGGAGCAGTGCGGAATGCGCTGGTTTTGCCACTTTCCAACCCCAAAGGGCGTGGATGCGGTAAAGAACCATGCCGTCACCTGGATACACGCGAAGGTCAAAGCTGATACCAGTGCGAGGGTCGGTGATGATCTCGTTGTCAATTGCCAAATCACCAGCGGATGGGAAGATTGGCAAGCGAGTAGCAAGCACAATTGCATCGCTGGAGAAAGCGAGGTTGCGTGAGCTTGTGGCGTTTACAGTGATTGCTGCGTTATCTGCAACTGCGGTGACAAGGCCTGGAGCGTTGATGGTGAAGCTGCCGCCAGAAAGAGCGGTTGCTACAACATATTTGTTGTTAGCGATAGTCACAATGTCACCTGCAAGGATTGTGCCAGTTCCAGTGTCAACTGCAATTGTGGTTGCTCCGATTGCGTAACCTCCGCCGTTGTTGATAAGGTAGCTTGCGCCACTGCCAGCGGTTGCATCGTTGATTTGAGCTGACTCACGAACGGAGAAGCCGTGAAGGTTAAGCAATTCGCCATCGCGTAAAGTCATGGAAGTGCCAGACTCGTTTGCTTTGGTAAGTTGTCCAAGTGTGCGCAATGCAGCACCTGCGGAGGTGTTGATTACGAGCGAACGAGCGGACGAAGGCGCACCGTTGTCGTCAAGAATCTTGCGAACTTGAGCGGAGTCACCAAGCGTGGAGGCAAATGGGGTTGTGCCAGCCGTGCCGAAAGCGCGAGATGCGCCTTGTGCGAGAGCGTCACAAACATCGTTTTCCATTTCGTTGACAAGAACGCGGAAAGCTTGTGCGATTTGACCTTGTTGGATTGTCAAAAATCCTGGGCCTTGGTCAACGCTGTATTGCTCTTCACCAGTCCACGAAAACGCGGCGTATTTGTTTTTGGTGAGAGTCAAAGCGGCGTTGCCAATCGTTTGATCTACTGCCGATGGAACTGCCATCGACGGGGTAAACGAACTAGTCGTATTAGTCGGGGTTTGTGCAATGCGCAAGGTTTGGTTAGAAGCCAAACGGTCAGCGCGTGCATCGCGAGTAACTCCTGGCAATGCGCCTACAAGTTCGCGGCTTACTACGTCCAAAGCGGCGTAGACATCGGGGATTAGGTTGGATAGTGTATTAGCCATAATCAGTATTCAGTTGTTGTCCCGCCATTAGCGCGGAACTCTTGTTTTTGTTGATCTGTTAGTTGGTTGAGTTCTGAAACGCTCATAACAAGCACTTCGGAAATTGTTTGCGCTTCCACGGTTTCATACGCTTCGGCTTGGTTAGAATCTTTTCTTGGTCGTCCCATAAAAGTTAGATGATTTTGCCGCCAGCTTTGCTGAATTCAGACTTTTGACGCGGGGTCATTGCGTTGAACTCTTGGCGAGTCTTGGTGTTGCTTGTGCTTTCTTCTTCAATCACAACTGGTGCTTCGTGACCGTTTTGAGAAAGTAGCGCAATGGCTTTTTGCTCTGCGCTAGCCTCGGCAGTTTGCACTTCAGCTTGCAAGGTTTCGATCTGCGATTGTGCTTGCGTTAAGCTTTCTGCTGATGCGTCACGCTCTGCTGTGAGAGTTGCAACTTGTGCTTGCAAGTCAGAAATTGATTGTGCATGAGCTGCGACTGTCTCGCGTTCAGCGGAGAGTTCAGCTTGTGCTGCGGTCAGATCCTCTGTAAGCGATGCAATTTGAGATTGCGCTGCTTCTAGGTCTGCTTTGTTTGCGAATGGGTTAAAGCTCATTTCGAGTTCGATTTTTGATTGATTTGTGTTACGTCAAGATTTTTTTTCAGATAATTTCATCTGCCAGTCCGAGGTCAATTGCAATTTGCCCAGAATACCAGCCGGCGCGGAAAACTTCTTCATCAAGATCGGGTCTGCGTTCTGAAACAAACGCTTGGAATGTTTCTCCGTGCTGATTTGCGGACTCTTGCAAGAAAGCTAGCTGCTCTGCGTTCGGCTCAAGATGGAAAGTCGATTTAAGCGTTGCACCTTCGTTGGTGATTGCTTTTGCCTCAACTCCGATATTGCGCTCGTATTGAGTCCAGTCATACCAAGTCATGATCGTGCCGATATTGCCAATTTGAGCCGTTTCGGAAATCACAATGCGATTGGTTGCACTTGCCAGCATGTAGGCGGCGGAACAAGCGCAGGAAGTTACCGTTGCGGCAGTTGGCACGGAAAGCGATGCTATGTAACGCGAAAGCTCGATGGCTCCGTTCACGCTTCCACCGCCGCTATTGATTGAAAAGTTGATTGCTTGCGCTCCGTTTTCTAGCAAATCCTCAACCTCATTTTTGATTGAATCATAGCTTGTGACAATGCCGATCTTTTCGTAAACTGCTGGAACGCCATTTGTCAGCATTCCCTGAATAGATACCGTGCCGATTCCGTTTTCGATAGACGCTGCGGGTCGGAGATTGAAAAAATCCTCATACTCGATATCGTCGAGGCTAGCGTTCATCGCTGCGTGTAGCTGTGAAGCATCGCACGCATAAAAGCGTTGCATTGCTAGGTGATTATGCAGTTGGTTCTTCATTTGGTGTAGATTGTTGTTGGCTCATTTCGTTTGGCGTGAGCATCACCATTTCGCGATCCTCAATAACCACGTTGTATTTTTGTGCTATTTGAGCGGCGATGACTTTGCGTTGCGCGATTTCCTCGGCACGCTCGGTGTAATGCTCTGTCAGCGTTGTCCCTTGTGCTTCCAGAATGTCGCCAAGGTTAGTAGTTCCAAGTTTGAATCCCTCACGCATCATTTGCGCTTCTCTGCCGTCATCCACGGTCAAACGCGGAGGCATAGTAAACGACCATGAAAACGGCGCGGCAACTTGTGTGATTTTACCGTTGGCAGCTAGCACTGCATAAGCGTATTCCAGCTTGCGTTTGGCAATATATTTCAGCACCTTTTGGCGTGCCAAGATTGCCCTACGAGCGCGTTCTACTTCTGCGCGTTCTGCCGTGCCTTGTCCCGCTGGCTTCCATGTCATCGAATAACTCCAGCCGATTCCGATTAAGCTCATGCGAATCATGCGATCATGGAATGACTCCCAAATTTCTCCAGGGTTTTCGTGCTTGATTGTCTCAATTTTGCTGCCGCTTCCCGCCACAAAGTAACGGTTTGTTCCTGGCTGAACTCGTTCAAAAGTGATTCCGCTCTCGGTATTGCAAAGCATGTCAGTGTTTGCTGGATCGTCCAAATCAGCACCACCAATTTCGTTGTGTTCGACAAGTCCAATGCTTGAAACGATCATTTGACGGATGCGCTCGTATTCGGTTGATTGCAAACAATGTTTGAGATCCTCTAATGCGTGCGTAAAGCTTGGCAATCCACGTCCTTGCTCTTGCCATTCGGGATTAAAGCCGTGAATGATTTTGTAAGCTGGGAAATCTTCGTATGATGTTGATTCTGTTCCCGTGCTGATACGGTATGCAATCGGTCTCCCTGCTTTGTTGTAAATTACGCCATCGCGGATGACTGCGCCTTTGTAGGTTCCGTCTTTTAGCTCCTGACCATCTGCCGCGCCTTTGCTCCAGCATTGATGGTAAGGGATGCTTTGAAACTGTGGAAACGTCCCGCTTGAATCGTAAGTCAAAAGCGTAAAGTCGCCGCCGTCTCGATCCATGGCGATGGATGTCAAACGCAAATCAGTCTGCCAATCATACATGCCGCCTCGGATGTCGCTGTTTGGATATAAAACGTTGATCAGGTATTGAGTGGCAGCATTGCCAGCATCACGATCCGCGCCAGTATAAGTAGGAAGCCAAGCCTCGCCTACGCTGTAATCAGCTTTCTGATTGATTGCCGCGCGTGGCACTCCCATGTTTGTGTATAAACGCCGTGACAATGCCGCCAAGGTTCTGCGGTCATTCATCGGGATTAGCTTGTCAATATCGCCATCTCGATTCTCATATTGAGGCGAACGGCGAACGTCACGCGTAGCAGCGTGCGCAAATTTTACAGTTTGTCCATATTGGTCAACGATCATTGGAAAAATACACGGGTTCGGGTTGTGGATGTGAAGCCGTTGTCATAATGCCAAACGACTCGTTCCAAAAGTGCCAGCCGGTCAGCTTTGGAAATAGTCGTTGACTGTGAGAAGGTTTGACCGTTGACGGTTGCGCTAGTCAACTCTTTGCCAGCGTCCGCTGATGTGGCAACTTCAAGCGCAATCGTGGCGTATTCGTCACGTATGGTTTGCATAGCAGTCGCGTTCGTTCGCGTAGCCTTTGCCACCGTTAATGCCAGCCGTGCAAGATTCATGCGCGTATTGCGCGATTGATTTTCCTTGCGTCAAGTATTTTTTTCAGCGTATTTCATTCGTAATCGCGAACGGAAATAAATCTTGCGTGCCGTGGGATGCCGTTTTCGGTCAATCCGTTGTATTTGAATGTCACGCTATCACCAACTTTTATGGTATGCGCTTTGACTTTTACGATGATTCCTTGCCATTGCAAATGAGCCGCGCCGTCAATTATGGCGATACACTTACCCTCATCCGTGGCGTGGTCTTTCATTTTGAGAAGCAAATCCGTTCTGCCGTGCGTGTATTCTGCGGATGGTTGGCGCAACATTAGACCTTCGCCACCTTTGGATTTGACAGAATCAAACAACTGCTTCAAATGTTTTTCATCTTTAATTTCGACATGCTCCAAAATTACAATGTGAGGCGCAACGATTGATTTCATCATTTCGATGCGCTGAAACAAATTGCCTTTTGTGCTTGGTAAATCAAAAATGCAAAGGCGCAATTCGTGCCAATCTTGATCGTTGGCTTTGTTTATTTTGACTACGTTTGCAGCAAATTGAAAGCGTCCGCGCTCTGCCCAAAGTTCGCAATCTAGCGCATATTTTGGAAGCGCGGAAACAAACCAATCAGGAGCATTGATTATACGAAAATTCTTTGTGTAAAGCTTTTCGCCATCCCAAATAGCGCGAACCCCATCAAGCTTTTCAGACGCAAAAAATCCTTTTACATCTTCGCCTTGGTATTCTCTTGCTAACATTACTTTCATTTTTGGGAGTGTGTTCGCCGTTATGTTGCTTGATTTTTGCAAAAAGTCAATTTTTTTAGCGTATTTTATTCTCCTTTGAATACACCCCGAACGTAAGCGACTGCGACATTGTAATAAAGGCAATCCCACAAGTGGTTGTTGCGATTCAGGGTTTTCCAGAACTGCGTAACGTTGCCTTTTGCGTCTGTCGTTTCGGCTCTGACCTCTGCCTTTAGGTGATTGCGGAAGTTGTCTGAAACGTCGAGTGGCAGCTCAATCCTGCCAGCGTTGAGCAATCCATCGGTGTCGTCTTTAAATCGTTTTGAGCTAACAAAGAAATAGCGAACGATCTGCTTGCTCTTGGTCATCATGCGTCCGTATTTAGAATAAGCCTTGGCAACTTGTTTCCCGTCCTGCGTCTGGTGTGTGAACTCCAGCTTGTCACTTCCGCGGATTCCCGTCCAGCCGTTGCGCTCGATCATAGCGAGAACGTCGAGGTTTTCTGTGTCCCATGATATGTCAACAAAGACGTTACTAGCTGCGATACCAGCTTTGTCTTGCACCGCTTTTAGTTTCGCCTCGCTGTCGATATAACCTTCGGAAAGCACCTTGCATTTCGCGTATTTAGTCCATGCCGCCGCAATATGCCAGTAATGCCCCTTGCCGCAGTCAATAGTCATGTAGCGACCATGCTCGTTTTCGATTGTCATTGCGCTTAGTTCCTCTTTCGAGAAGTCACCGATGGCTATTTCCTTTTTGTCTGGCACAAAGTTCTCATCCCAAAACTCTGCAAAGTCTTTTTGTCTCAACTGCTTCCACGGCTCAATCCGTCCGTTGTTGAGTTGATCCTTTGCGTCGAGAATTCTGCCGACGACCTCGCTATATGACACCCACCACATAGTAAGTCGCGTCACCCCGTGGATGTAAACCATGCGCGGATTACTGCCGATGCGCTCTAAAATGTAGGTGCTGGAGTCACACAAAGCCCGTCGATCCTGAATACTGTCTTTGTGAACGTGTCCGCAATTCGGGCATTGAATCCGTGCCGTGTCGCACGTTGCTTGCCGATCAAGTTCGCCGTCTTTTTTTACAATGTCATACTTCAAGTTGGCATCGCTCCAATCGTGGTAGTTTCCGCATCCTTGGCATGCCCACTTGTAAATGTATTCCGTGGCAATCTCGCGTTTCCTAAATCCTTCCTTGTGCTTGTAACCTCCCTGCGAGACAAAGAACGCTTTTCGATTCCATCGCTCATGATGCCGAGCCAATGCTTCTTTTATCAGCCCGTCATCCCATCGCCAATCCTCGTCGCCAAAAACGTAGCGCACCGAGACTTCTTGGAAGTTAGTGAGGTTCGCGCCTACGAATTGCATCGCCATATGCGGCCATATGATCTCGGTTTTTCGTGAGCTGTGCCGATCCTCTGGCCACAAGGTTTCCAGCGATTTGCATTTTTTCAATGCTGGCAACAATCGAGACTCAGCCCAAAACTTGGCTTTATCATTGGCTTGTGATGCGTAAAGCAAATTGCCCGCATCCTCGCTGACAATGTAGCAAAACAAAGCCTCTGCCATGGTTGATTTGCCGCTGCCAGTTGGCATGGTAACATAGACCTCTTGCACGTCATGGTTGCGAATTTGCTCCATGGGAAAACGCCACCAAGGGAACTGGTCAATATCAAATTTCGATGAACGCTCTGAGCCGACAATGTGGACGTTTTGAGCGCACCAATCGGCAACTTGTAAATCTGATGGCGGTCGCACCGCTCGGCAAAAGGCATCACTCATTCTCCATTGCTGCTTTTAGTTTTTCCCTGCGCTCCCAAAACTCGCTTTGCTGGTCGGCTAGCATTTCGAGAAAGTCTCGATCCCGTTCGTCGAGGATTGCCGCAATTTGGTTTGCGCTAAGTCCTTCGAGAATCGGCGGTAGCTCGGATCTGCGTTTCATCGTTGCCGCCCTGACTGCCGCGCCAATTTTCGCATCTCGCGTGTCGATCTCTGCAATCCTGACAACTTCCATTTTCTCCTCGGCAAGTTTCAATTCTGCCAGTCCTGCTTGCGCTGCTTCTTTTCTGGCTTTCGATTCGTCAATGTCTGGAACTCCTTCAAAACTGACAACGTCCTTTTTCTTTTCGCGCAGCTTGGCAACGTAAGATTTGACCGACTCGATCAAGTCTGCCTTGCCTGTTTTTGTCTTTCTGACCACGCCCTCGGAGTGTAATTGCGTGACCCTTGCCACCGATAAACCAAACATTTCTGCCAGTTCTGACATCGTGCATTCGTGCGTGTCCTTCGGTATGTGTTTTCCTGCCATGGTTTTTAAGAGCTTATTGCAAAATTTGTGCATTTAGATTGCCCGTGAGACGCAG